GCCATTAAATGCAGAGGATGAATATGGTTGGTAATGTGACAAATCTGCCTAACAAAAAATATGACATAATTTATGCAGATCCACCATGGCATTATCAAACATGGTCCGAAGGCAGTAAAAGAAATGTTACCTCAAAGTATAAAACAATGTCTATGCAAGATATATGGGATTTACCTGTCAACAATATTGCGTCAGACGATTGTGTTTTGTTTATGTGGGTTACTTACCCAAAACTAATTGATTGTATAACAACCATTCAAAAATGGGGTTTTGAATATAAAACATGTGGCTTTAGTTGGGTGAAGAAAAATAAAATCTCAGATAGTTGGTTTTGGGGTATGGGATATTGGACCAGAGCTAACAATGAAATCTGCCTACTTGCTACCAAAGGTAAACCAAAACGAGTTTCAATGGGCGTTCATCAGATCGTTGATGATAGGATTAGAAAACACTCACAAAAACCTGACTGTGTAAGGGATCGTATTGTAGATCTTTGTGGAGATAAGCCACGAATAGAATTGTTTGCTCGTAATACTACACCTGGTTGGGATGTATGGGGTAACGAAGTATGATAGTTGAGCTGGAGTGGTACGAATATAAAATGGCAGCTCAAGTCGGACTAGATCGTAAGGTGCAATCAATTTTAAATGGGCATAAGGATCGATATGGTAGCGTCTGGACACCCATATCAGATGTTGGCTGGTCAGTGGTATCGGCAGTGGCAGAATGTGCTGTAGCTAAAGCTCTCGGCATGTATTGGGATGGTTCAATCAACACGTTCAGTCGACCTGATCTTGGTGACTACGAGATCAAAGCACAGCTGCATCATACGATTGATTCAAACAAACATAGCAACTTCTTAGTTATAAAACCTAATGCACCAGATGATTTGATACATGTGTTAGTTTTGGCACATGCCAACACTAGGTACGAGGTAGTTGGGTTTATCAAAGCTCGTGATGCTAAGTTAGTTCGTTATGAACGCCAGGTCGGAACACGACCTAAGTTCTATGGCATACCAGCTGAGGACTTAATAGACATGAGGCTCTTGCCTAAATGAATCCATTAGATCGGTTCATTCGTGAGGACATCACCCCCCAGGCTAAGATAGTTTATATTTATCTAGAAAGTTTGTACTATCGATACGGTAAGTGCTTGCCACGTCAAGCTACCATTGCGTCAGATTTAAACATCTCTAGGCGTACTGTTATCCGTTGTATTAATGAGCTAAGGGATAAGGAATTCATTGTATCTAAACGGTTAGCGTCAACGTGTCGTTACTTCCCAGTCAATGATGTGACAAAAAGTGTATATATTAATAAACAATATATATCTAAACTATCTAAGATATCTAAGAAGGATATATCTAGACATGATTTACGAGGGGGTAAGGTTAGATCTCTCATCCAATCCACTGCTAAAAATAACAATATCCATTACAGGTCTGCTGTGAAGCAGACCGAAGCTAAGAAAGCACGAGTGCCTAAAGCTCAGAAGGACAAGCTCTACAACTTTTTAAAAAACCTATCATCTGATCGTAAGAAACAGTTCTGGGATGATGTAATGAAAGGAGATAAGAAATGGCTCAAACAGTTTCCACAACTTGGTTAGTTGATGCCTTCGAAGAAGCAATAGCTACGGACAGAAAGCTCCCAGCTGCATATAAGAAAGGTTACAATGGTATGAAGTTCGACATCAAGCACGATGTCACTGAACACAATGCTTGGGATAAGCAACCAACACGCAGTGCTGCATCATCAAAAGAAATAGCACGGTATGATTTCTTGCTCTATCACATCACTCCATTGCTTGATAAAACAGAACGTAAACTAGTTTGGTCTAGAGGTATGGGTATGCCATATGTACACATTGGAAAGAAACTTGGCATGCATCGACACAAGGTTAAACAAATGTACTCGGAAGTTCTAATTTATATTAGGTATTTGGTTGCTTATGACAAATTTTTATTAGACAAGTATGACAAAATCAAATAGTTATTTAACTATCATTTGCAAATCATTGTATTTGATATCCCTTCTTTGTTAAAAGATAATCCATCATGGTAGGTAGACCTCTTTATTCTAAACGATGCGGTGCGTATGCACGATCAACTGGACTCCCATGTAAAGCTAAAGCCTTACCTAATGGTAAGTGTCGAAATCATGGTGGGTTATCGACAGGACCAAAGACAACTGAAGGTAAACTTAAATCATTAATGAATTTAAAATATGTCAAAGACAAACTTAAAAGAGAAGCTCCCAACAATATTGGAGAAGCTCCAACAAGGGATACCACTATCTAAGATATGTAGTGACAAGACTTATCCAGCAGTCACAACTGTGTATTCCTGGATGAAAGACGATACTGATTTACACCAAGATATTATGAGTGCTAGACAATTAGGAGCATGGACTTATCTTGATGAAATGTTAGAGCTATTACAAACTGACATTGAACCACAGAAAGTTCAATGGGCTAGAGAAAAACTACACCACGGAAGATGGCTCAGTTCAAAACTATTAGCTGGTACATTCGGTGATAAGATACAGGCTGATGTTAAGTCAGACAGTAAGCTAACCATTGCATGGAGTACTGAAGCTGTACCTGAGATCAAGTGATATCTCCTATTTATTAAACGCAGCTGTATGATTACGCACACGCATGATGGAGTTCGATAGATTGGAATGATACTAAAGTGCAAAGGATATATGGCAGCTTGAGGTACTACCTCAGGTTCTTTTAATAATTTATTGGCTGTATTGCTGGGACATGTAGAGGACTACCAATCTTTTTATTATAATAACGCTAGGGATTCCGTTCTGTACGGCAATACTTTTTTTGAGAACGCATACCCCCCCACACCCCGAAAAGCGGTGTGCGGTATATAATATATATATCATAGGAAATTAATAGAACCACGCATGGACGAAGATCTAAAAGATTTAATAGCAATGATCGTTTACAATGAAACTAGCAAAAGTTTAATTATAAGCGTTACAGGCTTTAGAAATAATATTCACGGCAAAGATGTGTCTAACTGGATCTGCAATAACTTAAACATTGATCTGCTAGAAATAGACGGCAAACAACCAACGGTACATTAATGCAAATAACTATTCCGTATAGTCCAAGACCATTACAACAAGACATACATACACAATTAAGCAAACATAGATGGGCTGTACTCAGCATCCACAGACGAGCTGGTAAGTCCGTACTGTGCATCAATGAACTAATTAAAAGAGCGTTAACTAACGACCAATGGAATCCACGGTACGCATACATCGGACCGACATACAAACAAACTAAGTCAATTATATTTGACTACTTAAAATATTATGCTGGTGTCATACCTGGATCAAAGTTTAATGAACAAGAACTTAGTTGCACTCTGCCTAATGGAGCAAAGATCTCCCTCTTAGGTTCTGAAAATCCTGATAGCCTTCGTGGTAATTACTACGATGGTATTATCTGTGATGAATATGCTCAGATCAATCCACGATTGTTTCCTGAGATAATTCGTCCAGCTCTGTCAGATCGTAAAGGCTTTTGTTATTTTGTGGGTACGCCTCAAGGCATGTCCAATGATTTCTATACCAAGTACCAGTACGGCTTAAAAGATAAGACTTGGTACACGAAGATTGCTAAAGCATCTGAAACTGGCATTGTAGACAATGAAGAATTAGAAGCAGCTCTAGAACTTATGGGTAAAAATAAATACCGACAAGAGTTTGAGTGTGATTGGGTAGCAGCTTTAGAAGGTGCTATCTATGGAGATATAATTGAAAAGATTGAAAACAAAGGTCAGGTTGGTCGAGTGCCGTATGATGCCACTTATCCTGTTAGCACAGCTTGGGATATTGGGATCTCAGATAAGACGGTCATTTTATTTTTTCAGCAAGTAGGTCGAGCTGTCCAGATTATAGATTATTATGAAAACAGTAATGAGGGTCTGCCCCATTACATTAATGTGATTAATGGTAAGGATTACGTTTACAAGAACCATTACGGACCACACGATCTAGAACAACGTGAGTTTACTAATGGTAAATCCAGACGAGAAATAGCTTACGAGTTAGGTTTGCGTTTTAAGATTACACCTAAACTTAGTATTGAGGATGGTATTCATTATACCCAACTCTTGCTAAACCGTTGTTGGATAGACGTTGATGGTTGTAAGAAATTAATAGATGCCTTGCGGAACTACCACCGTAAGTTTAATGACACCTTGCAAATATTTAATATGAAACCAGTCCATGACTGGTCAAGTCATGCATCTGATGCGTTACGTTGCTTGTCTGTAGGCTTGGAAGAATTACGAGATGATAAAAAAATAACTCAGCAAACTGCTGATAACAACTACAACCCACTAGGATTACAATGAGTAGATTATTAAAACCCAAAATTAACATGCCAACTCCCCCTAAACAAAAAGTAGCTATGACTCCTATAGGTAGTGTTGCTGGTGATGTTGAAGAACTTGAAGCACCGAAAAAAGGTAAGAAGGCTACCATACTTACTTCCAACAGTGGTTTAATTAATGACCCAGAAGCAACTTATAACCCCTCACTGTTAGGATAACACTATGGCAAAACTAGGACTATATGCAAACATCCATGCAAAACGTAAACGTATTGCAGCTGGATCAGGTGAGAAAATGCGTAAAGTAGGCTCACCAGGATCACCAACTGCTAAAAACTTTACTCAATCGGCTAAGACAGCCAAGAAAACATTATTAGGATAACAACATGACTGAACCATTACAAGGCAAACAAAAAAAACTTGATGCAAATAAAAACAACAAAATAGATGCTGGAGACTTTGCACTATTAAGAAAAAAACCAAAAGTAAGACCAAAAACTTTATTAGGTTAAAGAAAGGAAATAAAATGATTAAAAAGAAAAAGAAAAAACCTTACGGTAAATAAACATGGCTAAAGAGTTAAACAAACAACAAGTTAAAACTTTAAAAAAACATTCTGTACATCACACAAAAAAACACATGTCGTTGATGGAGAAATCAATGCTTGAAGGCAATACCTTTACAAAAGCACATAAGGCAGCACAAAAAAAAATAGGCACCTAACATGGCGTTAAAGAAACACCAAAGCCCATCAGGCGGTCTTAATGATGCTGGTCGAAAACATTTTGGAGTTAAAGCTCCAGTCAGCACAGGCACGAATCCTAGACGAGTATCTTTTGCTGCACGTTTTGCTGGCATGCAAGGACCAATGAAAAACCCAGACGGTAGCCCAACACGGAAAGCCCTAGCTTTAAAAAAATGGGGTTTTGGAAGTGTGGCTGCTGCTAGAACTTTTGCTAACAATAATAAAAAAACTTAAACAAGGAAAAACTATGAGTGCAATATTAAAACCAAAAATACCAGCTCCAGTAGCTATGACTCCAATGGGTGTACAAACTACAACTACACAAGACATAGCTCAAGATGTACAAAAAGCTAAAAAGAAAAAGAAGCCAGGACAATCTTCATTGATTGAAACTACTTCAGCTGGATTAGGCGGAGATGCCCCTACCTACCAATCAACACTATTAAGCTAAATGAAAAATAAAAATGCAGAAATGCTAGTAAGTCGTTTTTCGACATTACGCACTAATCGTTCTACTTGGGAAAGCCATTGGCAAGAAATAGCTGATTACATGTTGCCCCGTAAAGCTGACATAACTACCCAACGAACTCGTGGTGATAAAAGAAACGAAGTAATCTTTGATGGCACAGCAATACATGCACTAGAATTATTAAGCTCTAGTCTACACGGTATGTTAACTAATTCTGCTACCCCATGGTTTACTCTAGCTTATAAAGATGCAGCTTTATCAGAAGATGACGAAGCTAGGGAATGGTTAGATTCAGTAACTCAAGACATGTATGTAGCTTTTAATCGTTCTAACTTTCAACAAGAAATACAAGAGCTGTATCAAGATTTAATTTCTTTTGGTACTTCAGCTATGTTTGTATCAGCAGACGAAAAAAACTTAATTAGATTTAATACTCGACACATCAAAGAAATATACATTGCAGAAAATGAAAAAGGACAAGTTGATACAGTGTTTAGACATTTTTCAATAAGTGCTAGAGCTGCGGTTAATTTATTTGGTGAAGATAATGTGGGTCCAGGTATTTTAAATAAATTTAAAAAAAACATAGATGCCGATGTGAGTTTATTGCATGTCGTAATGCCACGAGATACTTATGATGCTTCAAAAGAAGATGCTGCTAACATGCCATTTAAGTCATGTTATTTAGATCCTGATGATGTTCACATGATTAATGAATCAGGTTTCCGTGAGTTTCCATACGTTGTACCAAGATATTTAAAAGCTAGTTATGAAATTTATGGTCGTTCACCATCTATGAACGCATTGCCTGATGTTAAAATGCTGAACAAAATGTCAGAGGTAGCAATTAAAGCTGGACAAAAACAAATTGATCCACCGTTAATGGTTCCAGATGATGGCTTTATGTTGCCGATTAGAACTGTACCAGGTGGTTTAAACTTTTATCGAGCTGGTAGCCGAGATCGAATTGAACCATTAAACATTGGAGCTAACAACCCAATAACAGTTAACATGATTCAAGATCGACAGTTGGCGGTACAAAAAACTTTTTATGTCGATCAATTACTGATGGCACAAGGTGGCAACATGACAGCAACAGAAGTGTTGCAACGTAATGAAGAAAAAATGAGATTGCTTGGACCAGTATTAGGTCGACTGCAATCAGAACTATTGCAACCGTTAATTGAACGAGTATTTAATATTTTAGAACGACAAGGCGTATTCAGACCAGCTCCAGAAATATTAATGGAACAGACTATTGATATTGAGTATGTAAGCCCATTGGCTAAAGCTCAAAAATCAGGGGACTTAAATTCAGTAATGCGTGGTATAGAAATTTTTGGATCAATGTCACAATTTGCACCAGTTTTGGATTACTTAGATGCCGATGGCTTAGTTAAGTATGTTCAAAAAATGTTAGGCTTACCAGCTGCTATTATAAAATCAGATCAAGAAGTGGCTCAAGTAAGACAACAAAGACAACAACAAGAACAGGCGGCTATGGAAGATCAAGCTATAGCTGAAGCAGCTCAATCAGCTGGAGCTGCTGCACCAATGATTAAAGCAGTTGAATAATAACCAAGGAGAAAACTATGGCTGATGAGCAACAAAATCAGGACCAACAAGAAAATCAAGAAAGACTAAATGAGTTAGTAAAAGATTATAAACTAACTTTTGAAAGTAAGTCAGGTGAAAAAGTATTGCAAGACTTACAAAGACGCTGCCATTTACTCACGACCACTAATGTTAAAGGGGATTCACATGAATCAGCTTTTATGGAAGGTCAACGAGCAGCAATATTATTTATAACTAATATGTTAAATAGGAAAATATAATGGAACTTTTAGAATTATTAAAAAAAGTACGAGAACTATGGATGGCATTAAAAGCTAAATGGAAAACCATAACTATAGTTATTGCATTAATCTTAATTTATTTAATCATAACATAAGGAGACAACTATGTCAGAAGATCAGGTAACGGAAGTCGAACAGCAAAGTCAACCGTCTGAAACTACTGCAACTATAGAACCAACTGCTACTACTGAAGCTAGTTGGAGAGATGCATTACCAGACGATTTAAAAACCAACGAGTCACTAGGAAAATTTAGTGATATTTCAACTCTAGCTAAAAGCTACATCAATGCTGAACAGATGATTGGCAAAGACAAGATGGTAGTGCCAGGGGCAAATACTACTGAAGATGAATGGAGTGACATCTACGATAAATTAGGTAGACCGTCAGCTCCAGAGGCTTATGAACTTAAAGCTGAACTAGGTGAAGGTGAAGAAGTTGATGCACAACTGATGAGTAGTTTTAAAGAAACCGCTCACAAGCATGGACTATCACCAGCTCAAGCTCAAGGATTGTTAGATTATTATAATAATATCTCAACGCAATCTATGACTGATATGAATAATAATTCTGTGTTAGTACAAGAACAAAGCCAACGAGAACTCCGTGAAGAATGGGGTGGCAGTTATGAAGCTAATCTTAGTCAAGCCTCAAATATTGGTAAACAATTTTTTGGTGAAGAAATATATGGCTTACAAATGGCTGATGGCTCACAACTTGGAGATAACCCCACGTTGATTAAAGGCTTGGCAAAAATGGCAAGTGTTGTTTCTGAAGATACCTTAGTCGGTGATAAACAATCGGCAGCTTCAGGTAATAACTTTCAACAACAAATTAATGATTTAACTGGACCAAATACTGCGTATTGGAACAAAATGGACCCCCAACACGATGCAACGGTGCAAAAAGTTTTGGCTTTGAGATCAATGATCTCAGGCTAACCAAGATTTAGAATAACTGGTTTACCAGCTCTAAAAGACAATAGGACAGACTATCACCTACCAGGTGTTAAATGTAAGACAACCCCCTCAGGGATAATTGGCTGTAAAAATAAATAACCTTAACTTAAACAGAAAACAGGAGACAAATATGTCAATTGAAATAACAACTAGTTTTGTAGAACAATATAGTTCTAACGTAACTATGTTAGCTCAACAAATGGGTAGCCGTTTGAGAGCTGCTGTGGATGTTGAAAACGTGGTAGGTAAAAACGCATTTTTCGATCAAGTTGGAGTAACTGCCGCAGTTGCTAGAACTTCTCGTCATGCCGATACCCCACAAATCGACACACCACACTCAAGAAGAAGATTAAGTTTAGCCGATTTTGAATGGGCTGATCTTATAGACGATCAAGATAAAGTAAGAGCTTTAATAGATCCAACGTCTAACTATGCAAAAGCTGCGGCTGCTGCAATGGGAAGATCCATGGATGATACTATTATTGCTGCTTTAGGTGGATCAGCACAAGCTGGTGTAGCTGGTGCAACTGCGGTTGCATTACCTGCTACATCTAAGTTTGCAACTGGATCACAATCAGATGGATTAACTATAGCTAAACTAATAGCGGCTAAAAAGTTTTTCGATTTGAATGACGTTGATCCGTCAATCCCCAGATACATCGTCTGTGGAGCAACACAAATCTCTGACCTACTTGGTACTACCGAAGTAACGTCTAGTGATTTTAACACAGTTAAAGCTCTAGCTATGGGTGATGTGGATTCTTATTTAGGATTCAAATTTATCTTATCTAATAGATTGGCTTTTGACGCAACACATACGGATGATAGAAAAATCTTTGCTTTCACGCAAGACGCTATCAAACTTGGCATTGGTAAAGACATCACTGCTAAGATTGATGTACGTCCTGACAAATCTTATGCTACACAAGTTTACACTTGCATGTCGATTGGTTCAGTGCGTATGGAAGAAAATAAAGTTTTTCAAATTCCGTGTGATGAATAGAAATAGGAGAATATAATTATGGGTACTAAAAACTCAACTTTAGTGGCTAACTTCGAGTCTGTTCCACAGACTATGAATGATGCTGCCCTTTTGCATGGCGTTATGCGTGTTGCACAAGGTACTATAGCTCTTGCTGCTGGTGATAGTGATGACAATGATATTGTTATGCTAGCACCAATACCAAGTAATGCTGTTGTATCTCAAATATTTGTAGGTTCAGATACGCTTGGCGGATCTTGTACTTTCAATATTGGGATTTACAAAGATGATGGAACAGTAGTAGACGAAGATTTATTTGCAAGTGCGGTGGCTGATGCTGCTGCATTGGCAGATCTTCGTTTCGAAGCTGCAAACATCAACACAGCTGGGCAGAAAATGCACACGCTTGCTGGTGATTCAGTAGATCCAGGTGGATATTATTATGTAGCTGCAACTATGCAAGCTGCTGGTGGTACTGCTGGTGATATGTCTTTCAACATTACTTATGTTGTTAACTAAGCACTAAAAAATATAGGGGCAGTCTTATGGCTGCCCTTATACAAACTAAGAGATATTTTATATGACCTCACAAGTAGATATTTGTAATGGAGCTTTAAATCAAATTGGAGCATCCACAATTGTAAGTCTGTCTGATGACAGCAAGAACGCTAGAATGTTAAATCAAAGATATGAGATGGTTCGAGATCGTGTATTTCGTGAGCATCCGTGGAATTGTTTATTAAAACGAGCAACCCTACCAGCAGACACTGCTACCCCTGAATATGAATATTCATATCAATACACGTTACCAGCAGATTGTATTCGAGTATTAAAAACTTTTCAAATGCAAGATGACGTAGATTTTAAAGTCGAAGGCAGAAAAATACTTACTGATGCTGAGACAGTAAAGATTTTATATGTGGCAAGAATTACTGACACCACACAGTACGATACAAGTTTAAATGAAACCCTAACAGCTGCACTGGCAGCAGATATTGCGTATGGCATAACTGGCTCTACTACTATTATTCAGATTATGGAACAACGCTACAAAGAGAAATTGAAAGATGCAAGATTTGCTGATGCTACCGAAGGTATGCCAGATACATTAGATGCTGATTCACCATTTATTGCATCGAGGTTTTAATGGTTAGAACTGCCTATCCTTATACTAGCTTTACTGGTGGAGAATTATCCGATCAACTAGATGGTCGAATTGATTTAGACAAATATAAAGTTGGCTGTAAAACTTTAGAAAATATGATTGTCTATCCGCATGGTGCGGCATCCAGACGACCAGGTACTAAATTTATTGCTGAAGCTAAACGTGGAATAGATGGTACAGCACACAGACTGATACCTTTTGAATTTTCTACTACTCAAACTTACATGATGGAGTTTGGGGATCAATATGTACGATTTCACAAAGATAATGGTATCATAACTAAAGCTGGTTTAAACATTTCAGGTATAACACAGGCTGCTCCAGGTGTAGTGACTTCAGCTACGCATGGTTTGACGGCTGGTGATTATGTTATTTTAAGTGGCATTGTGGGCATGACTGAATTAAATGGTCGACAATTCAAAGTTGGGACAGTTGGCTCTACTACAACTTTTAATTTAAAATTAACTGATGGTACAGATTTTGATACACGATCATTAACTGCATATAGTTCTGGTGGTGTAGTTTTTCCTATATACGAAATTGCTTCACCTTATGCGTATAATATACTATCTGAATTAAAATTTGCTCAATCGGCTGATGTTATGTACATCACGCATCCATCAGTTGCTATTCGTAAACTATCACGCACTGGACATACTGCATGGACTTTTGCAACTCCCACATTAACAACTGGTACTGATTTTATTGTATCAGCAGCTACCAAAGCTAATCCTGGAGTTATTTCTACAACTTTAAATAATGGTTTAGTCAAAGGGGATCAAATTAAATTTACTGGTATTGGTGGCATGACTGAATTAAACACTAATACGTTTACAGTTGGAGAATTGCAAAACAAAATTACGATCTCAGGTGTAACTAAAGCTGATCCTGGTGTAGTCACTACTTCAGCAGCTCATGGACTTATTGCTGGTGATAGCTTTGATATTACTGATGTTGTGGGTATGACCCAACTTAATGGTAATTCTTTTAAAGTTGGTACTGTGCCATCAACCACTACATTTAATTTGCAAAACGGCAATGGTATTAACATTGATACGTCTGCTTACACTACGTTTGTTTCAGGCACATTAACTGGTCCAGATCAACACTTTCAATTACAAAATAGTTCAGGTACAAATTTAAATACATCAAGTTTTGGTACATTTAGTGGTTCTACTGGTACGGTCACTAAACTTAACAATCCTTTATTAAATTCTAGCACTGACAACTATCCATCATGTGTAACTTTTTTTGAACAACGTCTTGTGTTTGCTAATACCAATAACAACCCCCAAACATTATGGTTTTCTCAATCTGGTGATTATGAAGACTTTACCGAAGGCACAGACTCAGATGATGCCATGAATTTTACTATTGCTAGTAATAAGGTAAATGCTATTCGATATTTAGCAGCCTCACGATCTTTGCTAGTTGGTACAGTTGGTGCAGAATTTTTAGTGACAGGTTCAGATTCCGTGAATGGTTTATCACCAACCAATATAAATATTCGTAAACAATCAGCTTATGGTGCAGCTAATAAAGATGCTATTTCAGTTGGTAATTTAGTTTTATTTGTGCATCGAGCTAAACGTAAAATACGAGAACTTACTTACAACTATGATAGTGACAACTACATAGCCCCTGACTTAACCGTCTTAGCCGATCATGTAACGGAAAGTTTAGTGCATGAGTTTGCATACCAACAAGAACCAGCATCTATCTTATGGGTAGCTAGAACTGATGGTGTTTTAGCTGGTCTAACATATCAACGAACTGAAAATGTAATTGCTTGGCATCGACATATTATTGGTGGATATTGTGATACTGGTAAAAGTACGGTCAGTAAAAGTTTATCGTTTACCGTGCCTGGTGATGCAACGGTAAATTTAACTAATGACACTATTACTATTAATAGCCATGGTTTATCTACTGGTGATGTAGTTAGTTATTTTGCAGCAGCTAATCCCATTGGTGGTTTAAGCCAAGGCATTTTTTATTTTATTATTCGAACTGATGCTAATATCGTAAAGTTAGCTTTAACATCAGCCGATGCTACAGCTGGTACTGCGGTAGATTTAGATTTTATACCGACAACTTCGTCAACACATCATTTATATCAAGGGGTTAATATTAGAACGAATACGTTTTATTCTACATCTCATGGTTTTGGTGACGATCAGCAAATTTATTATAGCCCTGGAGTAAGTGCTAATGCTTTTACTGGTATTGATACTAATCAAACTTATTTTATGAGTACGATTGATGCCAATCAGTTTCAATTAAATAATACTTTACGTTCACCTTACTCTACTAATACTAGAGTTAGCATCGGCACAGTTAGCACTACGGCTACTACTCACACTTGGCTCACACATGCTAAAGTTAAAAGTATTGCTACCATACCAACTGAAAATGCTGAAGATGAATTGTATATGGTAGTGCAACGCTATGTTAATAGAGCAACGGTAAATTATATTGAATACCTAACTCCATTTGATTATGGCAACAATCAAGAAGATGCTTTCTTTGTTGATAGTGGCTTAACTTATTCAGGTGGTAAAACTAAAACTATAACTGGAATACATCATTTAGAAGGTGAAACTGTTAATGTATTATCTAATGGTGCAGCTCATACTGATGAAATAGTAGCAGCTGGAAAAATAACTTTAGATGCTTTTGGAGAAACTGTACAAGTTGGGTACAATTATGAATCAATATTGCAAACTATGCGGATTGAATCAGGCTCACAAGATGGTACAGCTCAAGGTAAAATTAAACGTATTCATGGAGTCACAGTTAGACTAGATAATACTTTAGGTTGTGAAGTTGGTCCTGATTTAGAAAACATGGAAATAATACCTTTTAGAGATTCATCCATGGCTATATCAGCTGCCACTCCACTATTTACTGGAGATAAGGATGCTGAATTTAGAGATGATTATAATAAAGAAGGTTTTGTGTTTGTTAGACAAAAACAACCATTGCCATTAACGGTGACAGCCTTGTTTCCAAGACTCAATACATTTGATGGCTAGTTATATTATAAAACCATATCAAGCAGCTCATGCTGATGCAATTTTAAAATATGGTGAATACGAAGATTACGGTGGTAGCTACCCTACTCATGCATTGGAAACAGAAGATGCCTGGACTGGATTTTATAATAATGAGCCGATTGTTTGCGGTGGAATAACCCCTATATGGGAGCATGTAGCCGAAGTTTGGATCATTATGAAACAAGAAACTAACCAACATAAATTTTTTATGTTGAAGAATATTAAAGATAAATTTGAAACAACAATACAAAAACGTGAATACCACAGAATACAAGCTGCGGTAAGAACGGATTTTAAAAACGGAATACGATTTGCTAAATGGTTTGGTATGACATCAGAAGGTGTGATGCAAAAGTACGGACCTGAAGGCAAAGATTATTTAATGACAGCAAGGATCATATAATATGTCAGGACCATTAACAGCATTTTCACAAATACAAGCTGGAAGGCAAGCTGTAAAAACAGCTCAATATAATGCACAACTGTATGAAATAGATGCAGTTAATTCTGAAAACGAAGCTATAACAACTCAAGCTAAAGCTGATATGGAGATTGGTCGTTTTAGGCAAAACATTAGGGGATTACAAGGTCAGGTAGTTCAAGGATATGCTTCATCAGGAGTCGATGTATCTCAAGGTACACCAATGGATGTACTAGAACAAAATTATCAAAATGCTAAAGTAGATGAAGCATTAATTCAATACAATGCCAATCTTCAAAAAACCAATTTAAGAAATCAAGCTAGCCGTTCAAGATTTCAAGGAGCTGCTGCTATACAAACTGGTAAATATAAAAAATTTGCATCACGACTTGGAGCTGGTGCTACATTATTAGGCACAGCAGAAAAAGCTGCTGGTGGAATGATAGGAAATTAACATGGCTATAAAATTATACAAATCACAAATAAATATTAGTCAGCAACCTTCTACAGTTGAAACTGCAAAACTAAATCCAAATTTTGGTCAAGAAGTATTTCAAGGACAACAATCACTTTTAAAAGTGGCAACAGCTATTGAAGATGCTCATAGAAAAGTGCAAGACGAAAATGATTTAATAAAAGCACAAACAGATTACACTGATGGTTTTGATGATAATGATGGGTTATATGAAATTGTTAGAAAAAACCAAGAGTCAAATAATATTGAAGAATCTATAAATAATTACAACACAGAAACTGAAAATTGGCAAAATGTAATTGGCAACAATATTACCAATAAAAGAGTTAGAAAAGCATTTAACAACTGGGCTTTACAAACTAATAGTCAATACGGATTGGAAGTATCACAAACAGTACGCAAAAATAATCGTGCAATGTTGCAAGAAAATATAGCCTTAGACACAAATCGTAATATTAATATGTATAATACTGGCAATCAAGCTCAAAAACTTACTGCTACAAACAATATATTTGGCAATGAAGAATTGGGTATAAAAGGCATGTATGATCGTTTAGATGATGTTTATGAAACTCCTATCGGTACTAGCAAAGAACAATATAATTTAAAATTAAAAACTGAACTAGATACTAGTAATGGTAATTATTTAGTTGAAAACAATCCTGATTTATTTCTTGCCAAAATTAAAGAAGGTGAATTTTTAAATTTAAGTTCTGACAATTTATTAAAATTTACTGAAACGGCTAAAAAAAATTCTACAAATCAAAAAATTAGTTATATTTTAGATAGTTATATACCGATTAATCCTGATATGTCTGCTGATGATGCATCATTAGCCTATGCAACTAGTCTTGATGGATCTTTTATTAAAAAAGATGGAACGGTAGATAATCAAGTTAAATCAGTTTATGATAATTTAGATGAAACTCAAAAAACGGTTTTTAAACAAAAACTAACAACGAGATTTAATCAATTACAAAGTGATATAGCTTGGCAACAAAATCAAAATGATTACAAAGAAACTAAAGCTAATGAGGCTTATTACGTTGACGCATCAGCAAAAATATTAACAGGTGAATTTGGTATTAAGGAAATAGATCAAATACCTTGGTATGGAAAACAAGGTGAAGATTTAAGAAACAGCTTAAAAGCAATAGTAGTTAAAAGATATACTGGAACTGTACCTAACGATAATGGTTTGGATATGTATGATAAATTATATCAACTTGTTAGAAACGGCACAGTAAATTCCATTACAACTCCTATTACTTTACCAGGAGAAACTAAGGCAATTAGTATATTAGATCGTGTTGGCTCAGATGGTATTGGTATGAATCAATCAGATCAATTATACACTTACATGGCAACTCGTAATAATAAATCAGAACGTGACAATCAAGATAAATTTCAAGATTTTTTAAAAGCTAATCAAGCTACAATTAAAGGTGTACTAAAATCATTAGATAAATTTAATGCATTTTCAGATATACGATTTTTTGATTTTTCACTTGTTATGCAACAACAATTTAGATCAGGATTATCTCAAGGCAAAACAGCTATTCAGTTATTAAATTCTGAAAGCCCTGACTATATATTATCACCTGATATTGTGGCAAAATATTCTCGTTCATTAAGAGAACAGTCTTTAGAAGTAAATCGAAGTTTAGGTTTAAATGAAGCAAACACTGAAACAACAATAAATGTGCTTCCAAGACAACCAGGTGAATCAATCGAAGATTACTTAATACGAACATCTAACAATTAATAAATATTATGTCAGGTATAAACAAATTAGAAGAATTAGAATCTGCTGGATTTTCTATAAATGAAATTGAAAGTTATCGAAAAACTGAATCCCAAAAATTAAAATCTGGTGGTTTTACAAATGATGAAATAAAAAACTATTGGGGAATATCAGATCCTGATACTTCAGAAGTAAAAAGTTATTGGCAAAAAATTGTAGATTATAAAAATAAAATAAAAGAAGAAGGAGTGCCATTAACTCCCACGGAACAAGTTAATCAAGATTTTGGTAAAAAAGTTAAAAAATCTTTAGTGGGGGAAACATTTGAAATTAAACCTTATGTAAAAAGTGGTGCCACTAAATCTGTTATTAATTTAATGATGGAATATCACGGAGAAGGGGAATTGCCTAAGGCATTTAGTGAGCCTGAACGCAATGATACAGGTCATATAGAACGAGCTATTGAAACACTAAGTCAGATTGTTCCTGATTTACCTTTATATGCCGCAGCTGCGGTACCAGCAGCTATCGTTACAAAAGGAAATGCGTTTGCTACGGCTGGATCTGCTGGATTAGCAGTAGGTACAATAAGACAGATGTATGTGGGGGCATTAACTAGAGGTGATGTTAATACATTTGGGGAATGGTGGAGTATTTTTACCGATGAAGCCCTAGAAGCTGGGGTTAAAGAAGGCTTACAGCTTGGAGTAACAGCACAAGCACCAGCTTTATTAGGTATGAATAAATTGTTGCCCTCATTAATAACTCAATATGCTGCCTTTAATGCTACAGGAGCATTGTTAGAACAACAACTACCAACTAAAGATGAATTGATTAATACGGCATTAGTTTTTGGTGCATTAGGTTTTGGTGCTAAAGGTATTAAAAAAGTTAATGATACCATGAAAACTGAAAATGTTACTGGAGATAGATTAATTCAAGAAGCCTTACTTGATCCCAGATTAAAAGAAGATTTAGTTAGCACTAATATAGAAAAACCAAGAATTTTTGAATCTGAAAAAAAAGTAGAAACTGTTAAAACTAAACCTACTATAGAAAGATTAGCAGAATTAAACAAAAAAAGTTTAACAGAACGTAATGCAATAGAAATTGTTGAATTTAAAGCATTAGAAAAATTACAACAAGAAGGCAAATTAAAGTCTGAAGCAACTGAACAAGTATTAGACCGTATTGAGATAGATATACCAACTGAAAAAATTACTTTTGAAAAAATTGTTGAAGTTTCTAAAGAAGCTAAAAATGATGCAGCAACTTTATTTTTTGACAAACTACATCCAATATATCGTGTTGTTAAAGAAGCTGATAAAAGCACTTTAAAAGAAGGTGCTTTAAATCCATACGAAACATTGCGTATTCAACCTGGCATGATTGGTCGTGCTGAAACATTTATAAATCGTGGCACTTTAGATTTTGCTACTTTAGATATAAAAGGTAAATCTTTATTGCAAATAATGGAGCCTATAAAAGATCCAACTTTGTATAAAGAATTTTCAGCTTATGCTATAGCTAAACGAGCTATGGAAAAAGAAGCACAAGGTATTAAAACTGGAGTACCACTAGAAGCTGCAAAACAAACAGTAAAAGAAAATAATACTAAATTTGAAAAAATACACAAAGAATTACAACAATATAATACATCTTTATTGACTTATTTAAAAGATGCTGGAGTTTTAGATACCAAAACATTTGAAGTTATTTTAGAAGCTAATAAAGATTATGTACCTTTTTTTAGAGTGTTAGAAGGTAAAGATGGACCAATTAATAAATCGGTCAGTAATCCTATAATGGAAATGAAAGGCAGCACTAAAGTTATTCAAGATCCAATTAATAGTATATTTAATAATACCTATCAAGTTATAACCATGGCTGAACGCAATAATGCGTTTGTTAAATTAATTGAAATGGTAGAAGCTAATAAAATTATTAAAAATAATAAATTTAGTGAAATTTACAAAGTTGGAGATAATGCAAAACCTATAAAAATTTCAGTCAAAGAATTAGAAGGAATTATTGACACCAGTAAACTTGATAAAACAACATTAGATAATTTAACTATTTTTAGAAAAAATGGACAACAAGTTACTGACACACAAATAGCACTTTACAGAAACGGTAAAAAAGAAATTTGGGAAGTTGGCCCAGACATAGCTAAAGCACTAAAAGATTCTAATGGTGTCGTGACTGAATTATTATTATCTCGTTGGGGTAGTTGGGCTACCAAACCAGCATCATGGTTAAGAGCTGGTGCAACTTTAGCTCCTGATTTTTTTGCTCGTAATATGACAAGAGATACTGTAAGTGCTGCAATTTTTTCTAAAGGTTTCAGAATACCATTTTTAACATCTATGGAAGGTGCGTTTCACATGGTTAAACGTGGCCCACTGTATGATAAATGGATTAAATCTGGTGGTATTCAATCCATGATTGTTAGCATGGATAAAAATTATTTTGATAAAAATATTAAAAGTGAACTTACAAAAACCAAAGTACATAATTTAATTACAGAACCTAAACAGCTAATTAAAGTAATGTTAGATTTAAGTAATCCTATAAAATTACCAGGTCGTACTTTAGATGTTTTGCGTGATGTATCATCTTTTGCAGAAAGCATGACTAGAGTTGGTGAATTTTCAAGAGCATATAGACAAGCACAAAAACAAAATCTTACTAAACGTGAAGCCTTAGAACGTGGGGGCTTTGAGGGTCGAGATATTACTATTGATTTTAAAAAAATGGGTAGCACTATACAAGCTGTAAATTTGATTGCTGCTTTTTTTAATGCTCGATTACAAGGCTATGCAAAAATGTATGATTCTTTTAAAAATAGACCAGTTGGAACCATGACTAAAGTTGGTGCATTTATTGTTACTCCAAGTGTTTTGTTGTGGATTAAAAACCACGATAATGAAACTTATAAACAATTACCAAGATGGCAAAAAGATTTATTTTGGATTGTTATTACAGGTGAAGGTGATGATGAAGTTGTGTATAGAATACCAAAACCATTTGAGCCTGGTATTTTATTTGGAACTGGTACTGAACGAGCTTTAGATTATGTGTTTAGTGAAGATCCAAGCAGTATCAAAAAATTTATAAAAGAATTAGCTCTTACTAATCTTAAAAATTTAGGACCAGTGCCTGAGTTGATAAAACCGATTGTAGAACAATGGTCAAATAAAAGTTTATTTAGTGGTCAACCTATTATACCTTTTGGACAAGAAAATATTTTGCCTGAATATCAATATACTAATTATACATCAGAAACAGCTAAATTTATTGGTAAATCATTACAGCACATATTAGGTGATAAAAACGGTATGACTAGTCCAGCAAGAATTGAAAATATAATTAATAATTGGACAGGTACTTTAGGTAAATACGTTTTAGATGCTGCTGACAAAGCATTAATTGCTACTGGTACGGTTAAAGATCCAATAAAACCCACAGACAAATTATCCGATATTCCATTTATCAAGGCTTTTGTAGTACGCAATCCATCATCAGGCTCTGAATATATTGAAACTTTTTATGAAACTTTTAATGATGCAAAAATTAGATTTAATACTATTAATAAATTAACAGATCCTAATGAAATTATTAAACAATTCAAAATCTTAACTGAAGAAGGTCTAAACACGGAACAAGGACCTGATGGTATATTACAATTATCATTAGAAGGAGAAGCAACGGCAATGCAAGGTTTTAGAGA